GCAAAACCTAGACAGGATAACCTGTCCCGTGGACAACTTCGACCTGTGCCGGGTGCTGGGAATAAAAGAACCAGGCCCTAGGGACAGCATACATACACATAACTACGCGAACAAGGATATCAGGGTATATGTCTACAAGTAATTGGGAAGATGCGAAAGCAAGAAGTAACTACCACTTCAACAAATGGCACCGGGATACCGACTGCGTCCAACATCTAGGTAAATTCACTGGTGGTTGGCAAACAGAAATACAATCGGTTATCGATGATGCCAAACCATTGAATTGGGCCAATCGTAGGGAAGGCACAGGTAGACCAGATGGTGATGTACAAGCAGAAGAAAATGATTTAATAAAAGCAGGTGCAGATCCCAAAATGACCATATACAGAGGTTTAAAAGATTTTTCAAAATGCCCCACGCTACAAAGAATGACCGATTTCTTTTGTTTGGAACCGGTAAAATCTAAGTTACACATACAATTTACTGGTGAGGTATTGAATATGCACATAGACAAATTATATGATTTAGATGCTGATCCAAATAATGTTATACGTGTAATGGTGATGTTGCAGGATTGGGAACCCGGTCAGTTCCTGATGTATGGTAACCAGCAGTTTGACAGATGGAGATCCGGTGATATACACACGTTCGATTGGCAAAACTTACCACACGCCACAGCAAACGCCAGCAACAAGCCAAGACCCATGTTGGTCATCACGGGTGTAAAAAGTGACAAAACAAATAATCTTTTACAGAAGGAAATTAAAAAAAGGATATGAACGAAATGGAAACAAGTTATTTTCGTGATAATTGGAAACCCAATTATTCAAAATTTAAATATTCAGGATGGGCGTTATTGGATAAAATTAATAAAACTGATCAGATATTAGATATAGGTTGTGGTTATAATTTATTCAAAGAAAAATTAGGTGATAGATTATATGGTATAGATCCTGCCAACGACAATGCAGATGAGGTTATAAGTTGGGAAGATTATGAGCCACATAAAAAGTTTAACGTATATTTTGCTCTCGGAAGTTTAAATTTTGGAACAGAACAAGAAGTGGAATTTCAAATAGCCAAGTTATCAAGAATAACCAATACCGGTGATAGAATATACTGGAGACAGAATCCAGGCACGGGAGATCACCCATGGAAAGGGGTTGAATCTGTGAGATTTTATCCGTGGTCGATTGATAAAAATGTAGAATGGTGCGACAAGTATAACTTTACACTGAAAGAAATTTTGGAAGACAGTGGTAATAGATTATACGCCGAGTGGATCAAAAAATAATCAAAAATACAGAAATAAAAAAAGCCCATGTACTTTTAAAATACATGGGCTCTTTGTTGTTATAACAAAAAAGAAGAAGTAATATTATTCAGCGGCAGGAGCCGATGCGGCTTTTTCTGCGTTCTTAGTTTCTTGAATTTCTTTTCTTCTTGCTTTAATTAATTTGCCAAGTTCAGCAAGTGCTTTTCTGGCTCTTGTTGCTGATGCCTTAACACCTTTTTCCGTGAATTTTGAATTCTCTTCGGAATAAGTTTGAATTGCTGTCATTATTGACTCGTGTGTTGCTGACATTTGTTCTCCTTTGTATTGTGTTAATTAATTAACTATATTCGTATTGTACGACGCTATTTGTGGTTTAGTCAACCTAAATAATAACTTCAACATCGTTGGCATAATTGGTAAAACCGTTTTCTTTTACCACTTTTAACACAGAGTTTACTCTGCTCACCAACTCGTCCTTGTGTGATATCAAGAATATATTTTTTTGTTGTTTACGAGCCATGTCCTTCAAAACTGCCATGGCAGATTCCACACCCGATGTGTCCATTCCTGCATCAACAAGTTCGTCAATGAACAGTAAGTTGATCTGTTGATAAAGACTTTCCCACACATCTCTGAATGCCCAACTCAACGAAAGTATCAATCTGTTACGTTCACCTCGACTCAAATTATCAAAATCCAGTTCTCTGCCCAGTTCTTCAATTTGCACAGTTAAATCTGATTGGAAGGTCACTGTGTGAGGTAATTTAACTTGTGACAAGTACCATGCCAGACGTTGATTTAAATATGTTAAGTTTTGTTCGATAATTCGTGTTCGAATGAACGAATCTTTTGCAGTAAGTAGTTTGTATAAAAAATCTTGATGTTTTAACAAATCTTCTAGTTCGTTGACTTTGGTATAATCAACTTTTTGTAATGCGGATTTAGTCAGTTCTTCGATTTGTTCTTGATATGGATTTTCTTTGTTTTCTGTTTGTTCTAGTTGTCTTTTCAAGTCTGCCAGTGATCCTTTATGATTATAGGCGTCATCGATGGTATCATAATAAGTGTCAGGTAAAATACCAATATCTCCAATTGCTGAAATGTTTTTATTAATTGCATCTAAATCACTAGTTAATTTTGTTTCGTCTTTTTGTAACTCGTCAAGATCATTTTCCAGTTTTGATAACAACTGTTGATGTTTTTCATCATGCAAAGTTTGTTCACAAGTAGGACACTTGGCTTCTTTGGCATATTCAATATCTTTTTGTTTCAACCCGATTTGTCTGACTGTTTTAGTCAAACTGTCTTCGTGGTATGCTTTCTCTTTTTCCAAACTTCTTAGTGCTTTTGAATTTTCTTCGTGTTTTTGTATTTGTTTGTGTAAATCTAGTTCTTTTTCAATATCTACCTTTTCTAGATCGCTAATGGCAAATCTAAATTTTTTAATATCGTCTTTTTGTTGAGTTTCCCACGCAGAGTTTCTTAATTTTAAATTTTTAATTGATTCGTTAATTTTTTCATTCGAACTGACAATCGAATCTAATTTAAATTTTTCTGTTGTTGCGTCATCTTTAGTTGCCTTTATTTGTGCTTTAAGCAAGTCTGCTTTCTCTGAAAGTATTGTTATACCCAAAAGTTGTTCAATAATTTCTCTTTGTTCTGCTTGTTTTGTTGCCAAGAAGGGTTGTGAATATGTGTTTAATGCCATGATATTTTTAAACATAGCATGAGTCATGCCGATCAATTTGTTTATTTCATGTTGCGTTTCTCTGTTTTCACCTTGTGCTTCGTTTGACTCTTGTTCTATGTCGTTGGCGTAGAACCTAAGCACTTGAGGTTTTCTTCCCCTCTCAATTTTATATTTGATACCATTCTTTTCAAATTCAACACCGACCACCATGTCTTTGTTGTTGGTCTTATTAACTAGATTATCTTTTCTTATGTTTGTCAGTGCTTCACCAAAAAATGCGTAACTTATGGCATTGATTATAGTTGTTTTACCTGTTCCGTTTCTTGCACCAGCATCGTCGCCCCCAAGATCCATGTTTTCACCAATCACTAAAACAAGATTTTTACCTTGGAAGTTAATGGCCTGTGCTTGATTACCAACAGAAAGAAAATTCTTTACAGTTAATGTTTTAATAGTCAACATCTATTTTTTTTCCTGTTCTTTCCTCCAACGCCAATAACCAGCAATCCATTCCTTTTGCGTGGGTTTACGATACAAGAAATCGTTGATTAAATTAATTTCTTCAGGTTCGGATTTTAAAATCTGCATAAGTTTTTTCTTTGTTATTTTTTTAGTTGTTGACATCTAAATTATTGTATATGGCCATCAGTATTTGTTTATCGTACGTTTTTGAATCTACACTTTCCAGTTGTTTGATCACGATTTGATCAACAGAATCAAACTTTTCAATGTGTACTGTTGGTTGATCAACAGTGTCTAGTTGTTCCGGTATTAATTGTAATTCTCTCAATTTATATTTCTCTAAAAATGTTTCTCTAATGAAATTTGCTTCTTCGTAAGAAATTTTTATATCCAAACCAACACGCACATACATTTTTTCCTTCAATAATGCATCTGCGTTCTCTAATAGTTGTGAAATTTTATAATGACGATAAACAGGCATATTTGGCCAGTTTATGTATTGTGGTTTTCCGCCGTGTTCCAATATCATCATTCCTCTTTCGTCATCGCCGGCATCTGCGTAGTTGTGAGGAAAAGCATTACCGATATAATGTATATTGTTTCTAACCTGTCTTTTATGAAAATGACCTGAAAAAACAAATTGCTGATGAACAAAGTGTTCTGCTTTAATTCCTCCAACATCGGGCATATCGACCATGGCATTCATTTTAAAATAAGGAATTTCAAAATGACCAAATATATATTTTTGTTTCATATTTGGAATTTTTAGATACTCTTCCGGTTCTAACCATGGAATGATTGCTACATCATCGTTTTCGATCCAACTGTTTACTAGATGTACGTTGGGAATATTTCTTGCGAACTCCATGGAGTTGATTTCTCTTTTTTCTCTATAGAATAAATCGTGGTTGCCCATGATCACATACACTTTTTCAAATGCCTTACCCAATCGCTCGATGTTAGAAACAGTATAATTCATGGTACTGACATTGGTAGAACTTCTATGATGATGCCAATCACCTAAGAAGATACAAGTTTCACAGTTGTTTTCTTTTGCTGTTTCTATAAACCAATAGATGAATTCTTCACAATCGTCGTTGTGTATTCTGGAATTTCCTTTAAGGCCAAAGTGTATGTCCGTAAAACAGGCCACTTTTTTAAATGTTGTCATGTGTTACTTTCTTACTTTTTCAAAATCTTTCGCAGTCAGTGTACCCGACTTTTTCATTTTCTTGTTTAGTTCAGCAATTGCTTTTTTAGTATACACTGTTACCGGAGAAGGTTCAACTGTTCTTTCTATCTTATCTCCGTTGCTGGTAATGTAATAACTTTTCTTTATTTTCTTTTTCTTTAAAGCATTTTCTCTGTCTTCTCTCTCGGATTTTGCAATTTCTTCGTTTTTTGATTGTCTAGTATAACTAGGCATCAAGTTATTCAGTTCCATTATGTCATCTCGAATATTTTGATTTTTTTTCTCGATGTTTAATATACGAGTGAATGAGTTTGTTATGGCCGCGGTGTAATAAGCAAAAGGATTGTCTGATTTGGACTCGTCGAATTGTAATCCTATCTGTGATAGTTGCATCAATGCCTGTGACTGCATCTCATCATTGTAAGTGTAACCTCTCCAGTTGCTTCTTGTACCATATCTTTCACACAGTTTCATGTACATCAAAGCCAACTTGTTGGTCATTTTTCCATGATCTATTGAAAACTGTCCGTTAACCATTCCGCCAGTCCAGTGACTTTTTCCAACACATTTTGGTTTGCCTTTTTCGTCGATCCTGTAGTGTTGAAAAGGTGGAAAATTAATTTTCGTATGACTGTCTGCCTCGGTCTTCGGTCTCTTTTTTCTTTGCAAGTCTTCGGGTATGTGTTCAAAGGTCATCACACGAAAAACAATATCTGTCTTGGAAATTTTTCTAGGAGAAACTTCAAAGTCGCTCATCTTAATTCTCTTGTTTCCACCAGACTTGGCCTGTTCCCAGGCTTCCTGTGTCAGTCTTTTTGCTTTGGCCTTACGGGCCTTTGCGATGTTGGCACCGTTGATTTTTTTGATGTCAGGCACGATTATATCGTAGTTGCTATCATCGGGGGACACATACGAACAGTAACTATTTTTGCTCTTGTGTATCTCTGCCAATAAATCTTTATTGTTCAGGTAGTTTACTCTTTTAACCACTAAATTCTCCTAACTAATTAATTAACGTAAATTGATGTAAAACCTTGCCGTATGTGAATAATATGCGCCTATTAAAATGCCTATAAATATTGTTTAGTATACAAGAAATTTAAAGGAAGAGCAACCAAATAAAATGGCCGGAATTATAGAAACAGGTAAAAAAATAGGCACCACTATTTTCAATAAAACTCTGGGTAGACTGACCGGTGCAGGATTACCTGCAGGAGCAGAAGCCAACAACAAACTTAGATCCAATGCTTCGTGGTCTGTGAGGGACAAAGCGGCAGATCAGCGTATTAAGGTAATTTTACCTCCCGGCAGTATCATATATGAAAAATTTTTCGGAGTACCGCAACAAAATGCAATTCAGGTAGATCCGGGCGACCCGGCCGGAGCCTTTAATGCATCGACAAATAATATTTTGGCACCCTTGGCAAATGAAGGGGGAGTTATTTTTCCTTTAACACCCTCTGTGATTATCAGCCATACAGCAAATTACAATCCAATGACAGCCACTCATAGCAATTATCCTTTTTACGCATATCAAAACAGTGAGTTACCAAGTTTTACCTTGGTTGGCGAATTTCCTGTACAGAACCAAACAGATGCTCAGTATTGGATAGCCATGCTACATTTCTTCAGATCAGCGACAAAAATGTTTTTTGGAGACAGTGTTGATGACACGGGAAAAACAGACGGAATGAGAGGAAATCCTCCGCCGATATTACAATTGAATGGATATGGAAATTATGTCTTCAACAAAGTACCTGTTGTAGTCACAAACTTTACTGTCGATCTAAGAAACGATGTTGATTATATTTGTACCGAACAACAAACGGATAGAAGAGGACTGTTGCCAACATCATCAACGGTAGTAGATCCAAGTTCTAATAAATCGTGGGCACCTACGCTGTCACAGGTAACACTACAATTACAACCTGTTTATTCTAGAGAGTCTGTGAAGAAATTTAATATGAAAGACTTTGTGAACGGTAACCTAAACGGAAACAATGGTTCAGGAATAGGATATATTTAATATGGCAAAATATAGTACAACATCACCTTATTTCGCAACACCTGAAAATAATATAAGTTTAGATTTTCTTGTTGCGAGAGCAATCACAGCCGAACAAGACGATATAGAATATACAATTGATAGAATATATGCATATCGTCCAGACTTGTTGGCATATGACTTATACGGTACTCCTCGACTATGGTGGGTGTTTGCTCAAAGAAATCCAGATTACATCGAAGACCCAATTTATGATTTTGCTCCAGGAGTTACGATTCGATTGCCGAAGTTAAGCAATCTTAAAACTGACCTAGGGTTATAACATGGCTAAGATAACCAAAGGAAAACCTATCACTATAAGGGCGTCTAGGAATTACAATGCCAGAGGGAACGATGGAGAATATTTAGACGTGGAAAGTTTTTTAAAAAATTCCGCAATGGACGGGGTAACACAAAAAATTACATCACTAAACTACAACAAACAATCAGGGCAAGGCACAGAATACGAATTGCCTTCTCCTAACACGTTAAACAAATTTGCAACATACAATTACCTTTTCACTTTGTCTGCTTTATCTTCAAGTGATTTAGAAAATCCCGAAGATATTTTAACAAATTCTCCACATGATGTTATTGCTAGATCGGGTGGAATAGGGGACAAAGAATCTTTCACAGCATTTAAAACGAGCACACCCGATTCGATTAGAAACATAGATGGAAAAATTACAACAAGAAAATTTAGCGAAAGTGAAACAGAAGGGTTACTAGATAGACTCAGACAGTCGGATAATGTATTAAGAAGGGGACACGATATATTTTTTGAAAGGGTGATCATAGACAGCACAAATAGACCAAACGAGCAAAGAAAATTAATGAACTACAATAAAATTGAAATAGAGTTAGTTGAACCCCACGGCATAACACTTTTTGAAAAATTAAAAGCGGCTTCTTGGAATAACGGGTTTCAGGATCATATAGATGCTCCGTACCTGTTGACATTAGAATTCAAAGGCACAGATGAGTTAGGTAGAGAAATATCTATACCTGATAGCAAAAGAGTAATGCCAATAAAGATCACAAATGCACCCATGACTTTTAATAACGGAGTCACTAGTTACAATTTAACGGCTGTGCCGTGGACAGAGTTCGCCATGACCGATAGGTTTTTATATACTAGAAGCACATACACAATAGTGGACAAAATTAAAAACTTTTTTTCGGCCGCACATCCGACGTTACAGTCAGCACTGGATCACCTTGCAAATCAATTGACAGTGGCACAAGATGACGAAATAGAAAAACAACTTAGAGCAACAAGAGATGCATATGTTATTAAAATCGATCCACGTGTGGCCAATCCGGAAGATGGTACACCTTTAAAGAACCAAGGAAGTTCTAATTATAATATAAATCAAACAGGTGGATTCAAAGCAACAGTAAGGCCTGGTATGAGTATAGCAAAAATTATTACCGATTTAGTAAAACAGGCCGACTACTATAAAAACATAACAGATCTTGTTTTGAGAAAATGGAAAACCACAACAAATGTTGATACAGGAGATACCGCAGATACAGATTTCATGGTTCCTTGGTTCAAGGTCATCACAAATGTGAGAACATTAAACAATCAATTAGATTCAATAACCAAGATGCATCCAAAAATTATAGAGTTCCACGTGGTGCCTTTCAAAGTTCATGTTATGAATTTTGTTATACCTGGAATGAGTTTGCCATTGGCAAAATTTGCGAGAGTAAAAAAAGTTTACGACTATGTATTCACAGGCAACAACACAGAAGTTTTAGATTTATCGATAGATTACAAATACGGATATTTTCAAGCAAGACTATCAAATAATTTGCCGGGTGTGGCACAAGATAAAATGAATCTCAGCATAGGTGATAAATTTGCAAGACTGGTAGCTCAGTCTAACACACCGTATCCGGATGGCCTTTTACCCTTGAGAAGTTATCCGTCAATACAATCTTCAGCGAAAGGTTATCAGCGTGACCTCGATGGTTCTCCGGTATTGGACGAATACTTTGAATATCTAACAAATCCCAGAGGAGATATGGTAAACGTAAATTTAAAGATAATGGGAGATCCAGCATGGTGTGGACAAGATCATTTTTTACCAGTCAAAAGATCCGGTCTTGATTCTTACGAAATGGTAGGTAATCTAGGCAATTATGCATGGGACGAAAAAAGACAATGTTTTAATTTTGATCAGGCAGAGGCATTAATGAATCTCAATTTTAGATTTCCAACAGATATCAATGAAATAAAAGGAGTAATGGATTTTTCCAATTTAGAAAATATACAGTTCACCGGATTATATAAAGTGCCTCGTGTTGTCAGTACTTTTGAAAAAGGCCAGTTTACTCAAGAGCTCACTTGCGTTCGTTTAAATAATCAAGGAACGGAGATCAAAGTGCCAACGAAAGCAGAATTAACGGAAGATAAAAAAACCAATAAAAATACAATTGATTACGCCCCGATAGACTTACCAAAAGACGGTGGCAACTACGGAGAGGGAGGCGCATAAAATTATGGCATTCAATCAAGGTGATACTTCTACTCCTAATTTACACATCAACAGTACATCTTATACACAAATAAATCCAGGACCTTACATAGGTATAATAAAATCAAACGATGATCCTTCTCGAATGGGAACTTTAAAAGTGGCTATCCCTTCATTGTCGAACACAAACAACCCTTCAACGGATCAATTATACATTGTAAAATATCTACCTCATTTCTATGGTATAAAAAGTACAAACGGTGTTGATGCTACCGATATAACAAAATATGATTCTTCTCAACATTCTTATGGAATGTGGATGAATCCACCAGACATCGACACAAGGGTAATGGTCATATTTGTTGAAGGAAATGTTTCTGAAGGATATTGGATAGGATGTGTTCCGGAACCTTATATGAACAATATGATTCCGGGTATTGCCGCGGACAAAACTTATGATGAAGTACAAGCAAATGAGTTATCAGGAACTCCTAGCCAAACAGGAGGATTTAATCGTATACGAGATTACGGAACAGATGTGCTTCCTACAGGAGAAGCCAACAGGGGAGACTTTGCATCTGCATCGGCGTTGGGTATAGATAAATTAAAAAAACCAATGCATCCTTTTGCAGATATTTTAAGGAAACAAGGACTGACACAGGATACTGTCAGGGGAACAACCACATCAACTGTCAGAAGAGAATCACCCAGCAGTGTGTTTGGTATCAGCACTCCGGGTAGAGTCAATCAGCGATCTAAAGGTAAAAAAACTCCAGTAGGTCCTTCGGACAAAAAAGAAATTAAGCAATTGGCAAGAGGACCCGGACACACTTTTGTCTTAGATGACGGAGATGTAGACGGAAACAATCAATTAGTACGATTAAGATCGGCATCAGGTCATCAATTATTAATGAACGACACGGCAGGCGTGGTATACCTGGCCAATGCCGACGGAAGTGTATGGATGGAATTTTCTAAATCTGGTATGGTCGACATTTATGCTCAATTAGGATATAACATAAGGTCAGGCGGAAACATAAATTTTCACGCAGAGGGCGATATCAATATGTATGCCAACAACAACATCAAGATAAAAGCCAACGAAAAAACAGGTAGGTTATCGCTGGACGCTGATGTGTTAAGGGGGATAGGTAGAAGTGCAGTGCAACTGGATTCAGACGAGGGTATTTTAACCTTGAGAGCCAAACATAGTTTATTGACACAATCAGTACAAGGAAATCAAATACATCAAGCCGCAGGAAGGGTGGATCTAGTGGGAGATCAAATACATTTTAACAGTATTGGAAAAACTGATCTAGTCCCAGGATTAACCAGAACAAGTTTTGCACAACCCACAGGCACAGGAACACAAACAGTAGGACATCAAGATGTCACTCCTAGATTTATAGGAGAGATGCACAAGATTGACAGAGAACTTACAGGACTGACTGGAATGAGAGTTCCAACTCACGAGCCATATTGGGGACATCTAGACAGGACCCCGATCTTTAGTTCTGTTGGCGGAGCATCAACAGCCACAGGAACAGTGGGAGCATTAGAAAACGCCAATAGAAATTCTAATTTATTTTCGATAAGATTTGCACAAGCGGAAGCAGATCTAAATGCCGAAATAGAAAAAAATATAACAACACCGATCAATTCAATAGCAAATATTTTTAAAGCAGATTATTCTAAAAAAATTGGATTGCCGGATTCCATAACTGGAGTTTTCAATGATTACAAATCTTTGGGAAAGGGTGAGATGGAATTGTTTAACAGATTAGTAGAATCAACAGGAGTCACAAACACAGGCAATATAAGACAGGTGCTCGCAACTTCTTCCGGTATAATATATGCCAAAGGAACCGAAGCCGCGGTTTCTGTTATTGACAAAGCAACAAAAGGTGCATTGGGTAAAGCACAAACAGTGATCAAATCAGCAGGTTCTGTATTGAACACAGTCAACAGTGCAATAGATTCGGTCAACCAAGTGGATACAGCAATCAAGTCAGTGAGTAAAATAACTGAAACTTACACAAATGTTATCGGTAGCCAAGTCACCCAAGTCACACAGGTTTCTGATGTAATAAGTAATATTGGAAACAAAATTGCTTCCGTGGCGAGAAGCATAGGAGATAAATTTAAATTTAAATTTTAAATATGGCATACTCAAATAACCCATCAAACAAACAACAAAATCAAACTCTATTCAAGGGTTTTAGTTCTAAAGCAGAGCAGAGCAATTATAAATTATATGATTTTGCTTTGATCAAACAAAATCTTATGAATAGATTGTCGATCAGAAAAGGCGAGCGTGTGGAAAATCCAGAATTTGGCACAATTATATACGATATGTTGTTTGAACCTCTAACAAATGCCACAAAAGAATTGATTGCCAACGATATATCCGAAAATTTAAACGCAGATCCTAGAGTGAGCACATCCGACATAGTTGTAAGCGAAAACGGGCAAGGAATAAGTGTACAAGCAACACTAACATACATACCATATAATATTACCGAGAAATTGTCTTTTAATTTTGATCAAAATTCAACATTTAATCTTTCTTAATATACGTACATAATTAAAACAATAAATACTCGTAATATAAATGTATGGCCACTACAGATAGACAAAACAGATTACTCGTTGCGGAAGATTGGACAAAGATCTATACGGCTTTTCAACAGGCAGATTTTAAATCGTATGATTTTGAGACATTGCGTAGAACAATGGTTTCTTATCTCAAAGAAAATTATCCAGATGATTTTAATGATTTTGTTGAATCATCGGAATATATCGCACTAATTGATTTAATTGCCTATATCGCACAGAGTTTAAGTTTTAGAGTTGACTTAAATGCTCGAGAAAACTTTCTTGAAACGGCCAGCAGAAGAAATTCAGTTTTAAGATTAGCGAGATTAATCAACTACAATGCCAAACGAAACAAATCTGCGATTGGATTATTAAAATATACATCAGTGTCAACGACACAAGATATCAGAGACAGTGCAGGAAACAGTTTGTCTAATGTCACAGTTGGATGGAACGATGCTACCAATCCTAATTTCAAAGAACAGTTCACCGCAATATTAAGTGCAGTCAATCAGTCTTCACAAAAGTTTGGCAAACCGTTGGAATCAGATAATGTGGGAGGAATCAAAACTGAAGTTTATGTAGTTAATTCATCAAATAATGACTTACCAATTTTTACGTTTAACAGAGCAGTGAGTGGAGTAGCAAGAAATTTTGAGATTGTTCCAGCAACGATTTCAGGACAGGAAGCCATTTATGAATTTCCACCAACACCGGGAACAGGATTTAGATATGTTTATAGAAACGATGGTGCTGGCGACAACAGTCCCAACACTGGATTTTTTTGTTTATTCAAACAGGGCTCATTGGCCAGCGAACAGTTTACAATTTCACAACCAACAACTAATTTTGTAAAAACGATTGCAACAAACAACATAAACAACGATGACGTGTGGTTATATAAATTAGATGACTTCAATCAATTGGAATCATTGTGGACACAGATACCTTCGTTGACAGGAAACAATGTAATCTACAACAGTTTATCAAAAGATATTAGAAATATCTACAATGTCATTACAAAAAATAATGATCAGATTGATT